ACATTCAGCGGATATGCGGTCGTATTAATGGTGACCGTACCCGCATTTTCTGCCACTGCTTGCACCAAGCCACCGGCCATGCGCTGTGTCTGGCTCACGCTCAGGGGCGATCCTGATTGCAGGCCGTGCAGCAAATAAATCTGGTAGATCTTTTCCGCTTGCGACGCGGTCAGCAGCAAACTTCGGCCACCGGTAACCGTGGGGGCGAATACCTGGCTGACGTTGTGGAATGCGCCAGACACATAGCCAGATGCGACATAGCCTGATGCCACGTAGTCTTTGAACTGGAGCGATTGCTCTGGCAGCGCGCCCGCGACGCTTGGCGCATAAATCTCGGCCGCATTGGTCAGCAGCGTGGGCGCAATGGTGACTGCGCCAGGTGTTACCGATACGGCATAGAACGTCTGGGCATTGGCCAGCAATGGCGGGGACACACTCACAGCACCAGTGGTAATCGTCGGTGCGTGGATGGTGCTGGAGTTTGTGACCAGCGAAGGTACCAAATTCTGCGGCGCGCCTGAGCCTTGCGTGACCTGGGGAGCATAGATCGACGCCGCATTGGTCAGCAATGGGGCCGACAAGGACACCGCGCCCACACTGACCGATGGCGCGTAGAGCGTCGTGCTATTGGTAAGCAACCCCGCAGACAGGGTGACGGACCCAGGCAATACCGTAGGCGAATAAAGCGTTGCGCCGCTGGCTATCAGGCTTGGTGTGAGGGTGACTGCACCCGGCGCAACCGCCGGAGAAAACAGGCTTGATGCGTTGCTCAGCAGCGCGGGCGACAGCGTTACAGAACCGGGAGCGACCGTTGGCGCAAAGAGTGTCGCCCCATTGGAGTACAGGCCCGGCGTGAGCGTTTGCGTTGACCCGCCAAGCGGTACCACCGTGGGTGGGTAGAGCGTGCTGGTGTTGGTCAGCAGCCCAGGCGATAGCGTGACCGGCTGGGGTGCTACGGTCGGGGCGTAAAGCGTGCTGGCATTGGTGACCAGCGTGGGTGCGAGGCCTACCGGGCCTGGTGCGACCGTGGGCGCAAATAGCGTGCTGGTGTTGGTGAAAAGTCCGGGTGTGAGGGTCTGACTCGGTGCACCGGTAGAAATTTCAAACGCATTCGACTGGAACGCATTGGACTGGAATGCGTTGGCCATGCGCGCTACTCCACTACATTGGGCTCATTGCCTGTTTCTACCCAAGCGATGTACGCCACAAAATCAGGATCTTCTGCCGATTGGCATGGAGCGACGACTTTGCCATCCGCAATTCGCGTAACCTCTCCTGTGGACAAGCTCAGTGTGTACATCAGTAGTCTGTCTCTGTGTAAATGTTGATGATGTCAACGCCTACTGCCAGCGCGGTGGCGTTGTTGGTCCGAAACAGCCATGTGTTGAGCATGGTGGTATTAGCCGGTGTTTGAAGCCCCGGCGTTCCGGGCGTCACTGTGCCGCTGGTGGATGTTCCGGTGTCGAGCCGGTCAAGTTGCCAGTTGACCACGCCATTGCTGTTGGGTGGGCACCAGATCATGAAGTCGTATGGGATGCCGTTGTTGATACCCGCAGCCGCAGGTATGGGTGGGAACCCAGTTCCAAGGCCCACCGCAGTCTGGGCCGCGCTGCCACCATAGAACAAATACATCTGGGTGGCGTCAGTGGAAAGCTGACCCACGCCAAAGCAGTTCAGCAAGGTGCTGGGCTCCACGTTGGTGGGTGCTGCCGTTGTGGACGACACACCAATGAACATGCGCGCACCCGCCACGGCAGCGGCGTCGGTCACGGCAAAACGGATAGACTGAAAGAACCCGCCAAGGCCTGCACCCGTTCCGGTCGAAAACTGCGCGGCAGCGTTGCGAATTGAAAATAGCGACCCGGCTGTGGCTGCGGTGGACGTATAGCCAAGGCGGCGGATGCGGGTAAATAGCGATGTGCTGGCTAAGGTGCGTGCAGCCAGCGTGCCAACTACGGTAAACGATGCCCCAAATACCCCGGCAACTGCCGCAGTGGATGCGTTGAACATGCCGATCTTTTGCCGCCACTGCGAAGGCTGCAACGTGTAGTCCATTCCGCTAGGTCCGATAGATGCGGGCATGATGCGCGTGGCGCCAAGCGTTTTGCCAAACAGGGAAAATTTGCCACTTGCCGGCGTTGCCGGTGAGGCAACCGCAGGGAACGTTACCTCGGAATCAATGACGTGGTTTTCGTTCCAGTTGCTAGGTTGCACCAGGGTGGCATCGCCGCCGTCTGCCTTGCCACTTACTAAAGCGTGTTTGATTGCCATGATGCGTCAGACGAACGGGGGCACGCGCAATGGCGTGGTTTTGACCAGGGACTGGTAATGGATGTCAACGCTCAGCAGAAATACGGCATCCGGGAACGTGTCGTTAGCGTGTGTAGCGTCGCGGAAAAAGCGGCACATGATGATGGCGTCCACCTCCATGGTGCTTCCCGCAATGCCCGCCCCATCGGCAGACTCGTTGACCATGTGGGTGTATTGCTTGTTGTCGCTGATGGTGGTTTCAATGTAGATGGTTTGCGACTCTGTGAACGCGATCTGGCCCGTGCTGTCATGCCTGCGCGCCCAGGTGTACTCGACACCCCAGCGCACGGTGCCTGTACTGGTGGTATTGGGCGACCAGTGCACATGCGGGTAGACCATGGTGGCTGGTATGTAGTCGTGCCCCAGGTGGAAGTTGCAAAAGCACTCGTTCATGGCGTCAGCGTCGAAGCTGTACGCATACATATTTCCGCGATACGGGTTGAACGTGGGTGCGGGCGAGGTGGTGGAGCGCACATGCACGTCTTGCACAAGGTCGTTCCAGCCCTCCAGGCGGTTTACCAAATCAGTGAAATTGCCGTCAAGCTCGGGGTGGCTGAGTTCCGAGCCTTTGGCGGCGCGGGTAGTGATGGTCATGGCTTACAACTGGAAGATGCCAGATGGGTTCCACGTCACATTGATATTTCCGCCGTTGGGCAGCACCGGCAGGCCAGAAACGCCAGTATCCAGCCAGGCAACCAGCGACCAGGTGGTATTGGCGCCTGCGGTTTTTACGAAAATGACCAAGGCCTCGGCATTGTTGCCGGTGACTGCGGTAAACGTAGAGTCAGCCGCATCAAACAGGCCATTGACAAACGTCTTGGTGCCAAGCTCGACCTCGGTACCGATCTGGCCAGCCACGATGGAGCTGAAATACTGGTGCGCAGCGTTGTAGCTGGCAACACCGGTGTCAATGAGCGCAGCGTAAACGCCGGTCGTGCCTGAGCCATTGAGGCCAGCGGCAGCGGTGGCTTTGAGTGCTTCCTGTTTCCACAGGGGGTAGAGTGCGTTGGCCATGGTTTATGCCTCGTAGGTGGTGGTGGTGCTGACGATTTCGTCGTTACTGTCGCGCTGCACGGTTTGCACGGCGCGGCTGGGGTGGGTGTTGTTGACGGTGACCGGCGCGGGCTGCACCTGGACAGTGACCTGGGGCGCTGCGGCACGATCTTGCTCGGGCATGATGGCCTCGACATTCACGGTGGTCTCTGGCACGGTGATTTCGTTGCGAATTTCTGCCGTGAGGTTGGGCGCGGGCAGGTGGTTGTCAACGCGCACTTCAGGCGTGGTGACGTTGACCGGCCCCTGGTGGATGGTGATGGG